CTTCTTCCATATAATTTCCTTCAAAGCATATTCCTAAAGAATTGTTATTTGAACCGTATGCATGTGCTCCCACTTTGTCTTCTGGACGAAGTCTATATATCTTACCATCTTTTCTAACTAAAAAGTGATATCCAGCACCGCTCCAGCCATTATTTAAGTGCCATCTATGTATATCTTCAGCAGAGCAATTCTTAGCATCTGCATGATGAAGAATTATCCTTTGTGTTGCTTTTCTAGTCGACATATCTTTGAATTGTAAGTTAGTTTCAATTATTTCCATCTATTTGTCCTCCTTATTACTAATAGCTTTTTGTCCCAATAGGTATGTACCAATCACACCTTGAACTACAGCTATTATTTGAACTATTTGAATTGCATATGGTATTGTGATACCATCTACAGCATTAATTCCTGCAACTAATGCACTTATAATTGCTAAAATGTTTGTAGCATATTTTGCTATCTTCTTTAACTTTTCCATGACTTTCCCTCCTCTTATTTAATAATTAAAGCTATAACAGCACCAACAATCGCACCAATTACGGATAAGATTATTTTGTCTCTTATAGCTTTTTTAACTTCTTTATAGTCTTTTGCTGGCTCATTCTCTATGTTGCCAACTCTTGTGTCCAATTTATTTACATCTTCTCTCATTAACTTAACTTCTGTCGCAATTTCTTTGATAGAATATGTAAGTTCGTGAATATCTTCAAGTTTGTTATTTATGTCTTTAAATTTGTCATCATGTTCGTCTAATCTTTTTGTATTAGACTTGCTTCTGTCTTCAACCTCTTGAAGCTTGATTATATCTGACTTTTCCATAGATTATTCCTCCGCTTTTTCCTCTGTGCTTGCTGTTGTCTCCTCAGTTATGTTATCGGTTTCTTCTGTATTCTCTGTTGCTTCTGCATAAACTTCTTCTGCTTTTAGTACTAATGAGCTATATTCTTCATCACTAATCTTATTCATTGCATAAAATATATTTAGTTTATTTTCAATTTCTTCTTTCTTTTCATAATATTTCTTTTCAATTAATTTTAATAATAAATCTGATATTCTCATAATTACACCTCTTCTTTTAAATCATTTTCTAGATTATCTAATAATAAAGCACTTGTCTCTGTTGTATTTAGCAAGTTCTCTATGTTAGTTAATCTTTCGTTATAGTATTTTGCTTGATTATTAAACATTGTTTCAATATCTTTTTTATATGTTATGTCTAACGTTGCTAATTCGTCGTCTACACTAATGTTTGTGACATTCTTATATGTATATAGTATTTTATCTATTACAGCTTGTTGCTCTTGTGTATATGGTATTATTTCTTCTTTAGCTAATGGATATTCTACTATTGCATTATTATTTTGTAAAAAAGTTTCTAAAGCTTTAGTGTCTTCGATTCCAGTAGTTAATAATCTCAAATAAGTATAACTTCCATCTTGTCTTAAGGCAATTTGCCACCCCTCTATTGTATCATTCATGATGTTCCAAGATACTCCTAAAAATTTATCAGATAAAACACTTATTTTTAAATTATCTGTTTTTAAATTTTTTAAAAGCAATCCTTTTTCAGTGTTTACACCTAACGAAAATTTGTTATCTGTTGCCTTAAAATAGTTCTCATTTGTACCACCACTACCATTTAAAATTATAATTCCAACATTTTTATGTATGCCATCTTCAGCCAAGTAATCCTTTATCCCATTTGGCAAGCTTCTTAGTTTTTGTCCTTCTGCAAGTGGGAATAATATTTCTTGTTCTTGATGAATTTCATACAATTCCTCTAAGTTTAAATAATCTCCTTCTAGTATCATTGTGCCTTCTGTTATTATTGTAACTCCTGCACTATTAGTGTATTGCTGAGTTACATATGCTAAAGTTTTTTCCTTATTCGTTTTGAATTTTACTATAAATTCATTTGTATCTTTCTTTTTGTTTGCAGATAGCAATTCGCTTGTTCCATCTTCATAAATTCCCGTAAAATTTATGTTATTCTCCGTAGTAACATTTGATTTGCATTTTAAAATATATGTATATTCAGTTTTTTCTTTAATCGTTGTTGGTGCAATAATTAATGGTACTCCACCTGTTGTAAATTCAAGGTTTCCTTCTCTTAAAAATATAAATTTAGGAACATTGCTATCATCTATAACTTTCTCCACTTTGTATAAATTCTTGTTACTTATTGTTACTCCTAAATTGCCGCAATTGTGAGCTGAGTAAACGACTTCCCCACTTCCAACTTGTACCTTCAAATTAGTGTAATCAACATAAGTACCTGCGACTACGCTCGCATCTGTTGTTACATACAATACAGCAGAAATAGTATCTAATTCACTGTTTAAATTTGATGGAATTGTCATATATCCAGTGCCAGAATCTGAAAGCACAACTTGTAGTAGACTCTTTGTAAGAGAAGATGAATTTCCTGCGAATATTGATATTCTAGGGTTTCCACCTGTAGTTTCTATATCAGCGTGAATCCCTAATGTTTTTCCTAACAACTCTCTTCCTCCGAGTTTAAAAGCTCCGTAAGTATAATTCCCATCTTTATTTGCAATTAATCTTCTACCGGTATCTAGTGCATTTCCTCTCAAATTGTTCGAGGCATCAACTGTATCTTTATTTAATAAATTAATATTATCTCCAACATTTTGTATTTCTTGCGGATAATCTGGGTTTGGCGATAGAGTATCTCCTGTGTATGGTTCGTAAGATTTTTCTGCTGTTCCTTCATAAATCATTAAGTTTTTGAATGTTGTATTAGTAGTTGCAGACTCATTGTAATTTGTTCCACTATAAATCCAGACAGTATCTACATTGCCCATAGTAGTGAACGAAATTTTTTTAGCCCTTAGCAACACTCTTATATTATCTACGTCCTCATTATTGTATCTCAACCTAAATAAAAAATTAGGAGATGTACTAATATTATCCGTATCTATCTCGTCTGCTTGAATTGTATACGTGGTATTTGCCTTCAATGAAATTGGCACAATTCTATTATTTTGTGAGCTAGTTATTTCAAAATTGCTAGGTACATTTAATAAATTGTAACCTTCTCTCGTTTCCTGCCTACTTCTACATCTTAACTTCCACTCAAAATCCAAATTAGAACTGTCTTCAAGATGTATGTTATTACCACTTGCTGTTCCAGTTGGTATTTGTGATTTCAGCAAACTATTTTCTTTTTTTATTTTAGTCAACTCTTCATCAACATCTTTTTTATTCTGTGCTATACCCTCTGCATTTTTCTCTATATTTTCATTCTGTGTTGTTTGTTCTTCTTGTATTGTTGTTATAGTTTCATTTGTTGTGCTATCGACTTTTTCTAAACTTTCTAGTTTTTTGTTTGTAGTTCCAGCATTTTCATCTAGCTTGTCCCAGTTTTCATTTAATGTTTTTTCAATATCAAAATTATTTGTATTTGTCGTTGGATTATCCTGCTTAAATAATTTTAAATTCGTTGTTTCACTCATTTTAAACCTCCTATGCTGTTCTTTTCCACATATAGCAAGTTATGTATGGTTGCAATAACGACAGTGATGTAGAACCTGCAGACTTTGTTGTTTGTTGTCCTGATTCAGAAATTGTATGAGTGTGTCCTGCACCTCCACCTTTATTCTTTGCAAAATTTTCCACGTTTCTTAAAGTTTTACTCCAAGCAGTAGCTACAGACAACGCATTAGCCTCCACTGATTGTGCAGAACCTCCGCTAGTCTGCCAAATATCATGTGTATGTGCGGGTATTTGATTTACTGTTAGTACTGTACTTCCAGTGTTTCCCCCGTGATTATGACTTGCTATTGTGTGAGTATGTGAGATATTTGCAGTTTTTGAACCTCCAGCCTTTTCGACTGTTTTAAAGTCGTTGTCTGATGCATCGACTCCAACAGGTACTCTTCCACTTCCCCATAACACCCATGTTCCAAATCCCAAATATGTGGCTGGATTAATATTTGTTGTTTCCATTCTTATATGTCCAACCGGATTTTCTGCTTTTTTAGCTTTTAGAATAGCATCATTTATAGCCGTTTTTATATTATTTTGAAAAGTATCAAACATTTCTTTATTTAATTTTGTTTTTCCATTTTGAAAGTCAATTTCAATCATTCTTTTGCTCCTTTCAGCGTTTCTATTTCTTTCTTTAATTCTTCTATCTGTGCTTGTTGTTCTTTTACAATTGGATATAACACCGATGTCATTGAATAGTTATCAACTCCATCATTGTCTTCACTTGTTATCTTCCTTGAATAATTAAAATTATCACCAATTACAAATCCAATGTGCTTTTTCTTGATACCATCTTGACTCCTTAAATTATACTTGTATATATCTGTATTATTTAAAATATCTATTGCTTCTTCTAATGTTAATTTTTCAAAGTTTTTCTTTTGACTTTCTAGTGATGTATTAACAAAAGATTCAGCATATACATTTCCATGAACAAGCAATTTCTTAAAGATTGAAACAAGAAATCCCCAATTTGCATTGCCGATTTGAACTCTTCCCTGCGTATTTGCTGCATAAGTTCCATTGTCGCCAGTTGATACATTGTACCAAGTATAAATTGGTTGAGTTACCCCATCATCATCATTCTTTCCTAACCCTAAGAAGTATGCATCTTTATCTATTGCAATTAGCAATCCTCTTTTAGATGAATCTGTCTCAATACCATCAGTTCCTATTTTTCCAACATGCACATTATTAAAATAATAATCTGTCCCGTTTTTATCAATTTGCATTAATATATTCCCTTTACTGTCTTTTGACCTCAGATAATTATTTTCTCCAACATCTATATTCCCTGAAAATGTTCCATTTTTAGCTTTCATATTTCCATCAGTATCAACTAAGAAATTCCCGTTTGCTGAAACAGTTCCGTTGATATTGATTTTCTTGGCATCTATTGATACCGACTCAGCACTTTGATTAATTTTTGAAATAATTTCATCGTTTCCAACCTTCTTTCCAACCACAGAAGTTATATTATCCGTTGTTTGTTTGATATTAGAATATTGTTTTGTTGCACTTTCTTTTGTTTCATAAGTTTTACTTACTGAACTCGTAATCTCGCCAGCTTTTAAACTTATAGCACTATTCATTTCTGTTGTTGTGCTGTAATCTTCTAGCTTTTTATTTACTGATAAATCTATTGATTCCTTTGTTTGTTTAATCTCGCTATTCATTTCCACTTTTGTTGCAAAAGTATCTGAATATGCACTTTTTATTACATATTTTGCTTTTATTTTTGCTGTATAATTGTTTATTGTAATTGTATTAGTTCCTTCTTTTAGAGATATTTCAAGCTTTCCTAAGTCTTCTACACTTTCCTTTGCTTTCGTTGACCCACTCTTATTTACTCTTCTAATAACCTTAGCTTGTCCATTTTCTAAAACAAATTCATCGCATACTTCATTATTTTGTCTTAACGCCTCTGTTATTCCTAATGAATATGTCTTTATATTGTTATCTTTATCAGTTACACTTATAAGGTCATCTCCTTCTAAATACAAGTCGTCATCTAATGTTAATTTATCATCTAGCAATAAATAATTAAATACTGTATTGTTTCCATATATGTGTAATTCTAGCAGGTTAGCCTCTATACAATTCTCTAATGTTACAGTCTTTATTCCTTCTGCTGTTCGAGTTAAATCTTCAATATCTGATACCTTTTGAGATATGCTATCAACTGTTTGTTCTACTTTTGTTAGTTTTTGACTTTGTTCTGATGTTTCTTCAACTAATTGTTCGATTTTTCCTTCTGCTTGATCTATTCTACTTTGAACTTTCCTATTTACAACTTTTTGGCTTTCTTTTTTTACTGTTGTTTCTTCTTTTTGCTTTATTTGAATTTTACTAGATATTTGTGCAATAAAGCTTCCTTCTAATGACATTTCGCCTTGATAAATAACATTTTTCCCGTCTATAACTATCTTGTCTCCTAGATCTATTGCTGGATCTATTACAGTCTTACCCTCGAAAGTATTTGATGTCAAATCCTTTATTTCGTTGTAGATTTTTTGAACTTGGTCTTCATCAACAATGTACATATTTTCTTGATTTATCCAAAGATTATTTCTTGTGTCATCTCCAAATTTAAAACTTCTTATTCCATCTTCATAAGATACTTTTGAAATTTTAAATTCTTCACCCCATTTATATTCTCCAAATATTTCAAGAGGAATTTCTGTTTCATCTTGATAGAATTTTCTAAAGCATAACTTTCCTTTTCTATCAATACAAGCAAATCCACCAGCACTTTCTGCAATATAACTTATATATTTCCTTGCGGTTACAGTATTATCATAAACAGCTACTTTCTTATCTGAGTTTAAAAAAGAAGTAGAATTTAATTCTACTCCTGCTTTTTTACAGATATCTTGTGCAACTTCTAATAATGTTGCTTCACCTTTTGATATTAATTCACTACCATCATAATTAAATTCAAATTTAATCATATTATCAAGTGCTTTTATTGTTATTGTATTATCATCATTGTCTGTGTAATCATCTACATTATAAATTCCAATTGGTATCATTTCGAAACTACTATCATTACTACTTAAGCTTTTGACTGGTATTCCATTTAATGTTCCTACCAACATTGCATTTACTTCCGCTACTGTTAATGCATGATTGATTAAAATTCCATATTCCACTCTTATTTTTTTGAGAGATTCTGGCATTTTATCTTTATATAGCTTCATTTCAACGTATTGGCTTGGTGTACCACCTAAGCAGAACTCTTCTTCAAATGCATTTCCGCCCTTTTTAAAGTCTAAAATATAGTCTGGATTTACTAATACATCGTCTATGTAAATATTCATTGCACAAACTGTGTTTTCATATATATTTTGTTTCCATTTTTCACTTGTTTCGTACATTAGCTCAACCCCTTTGCTTTATTTACTGTTGCTTTTTGCTGTGCCGTTAATTCCTTTTGCATTAAATTAAAAGACACTTTCCATTTTGATTTGGAAGTGTCTTCATCTAATCCTGTCTTATGCATTTCACTTGTTCTTTTGCTTACTCTGAATTTAGCATTTTCTAACATACCGCCTTTAACTGACGGGCATTTTACTGTAACTACCATTGGGTTTTGATATGTTGCTTGTAATAGTTCTTCTGCTTCTTCTTCACTTAAATAGTCCCAAGACATTTCGAGCTTTAGCATTCCGAACTGCTATTGGATTGTCTATTAATGCACCTGTTACTTTTGATGTATAACTATCATTGTCTGTATCTTCTATATTATCTTTATATGTACTTGGTGTTTTCATTATTTTACCATTTAATTTCCATAACATAACTTTATCCTCCTACTAAAGCTTCTATATCTTTTCCAGTTCTTCTTGTTGTGTCTCTTAAGTCGTCTAATAATATTTGTCCCAGTTTTTTATTGCCAACATTTACTGTTAGATAAATTGGTCTATTATTACTGTTTCCTCCATAATTAGATAACACATCTTCAAATGTATCACGCATAATGTTTTGTGGCGTTGTTATTTCCGGATTGTTGCTTGCACCTGAGTATTCTCCAAATATGGCTAAAGTTTCATCATAAGCAACATTTCCTTTTGCTAAACGAGGTAAATTCAAAGTGTTTATTGTTCCAACTGAAACTCCTGGTATTAAATTAATTAATTTTATTCCTCCATTAATTAACCTTATTGCAGTATTTATTGTCTTCTCTATTAATGAAATAACACCATTAATACCAGTTTTAACTGCTCCTGAAATAGCATTTCCTATACTTGTTCCTAAATTAGTGAACGTATTTTTTATGTTCCTCCAAATACCATTAAAGAAATTTCCTATATTACTAAAAATATTCCTTATTCCGTTATATGCCTCTTGGAATTTATTTTTTATACCGTCTCTTATTTCAGCAACCTTATTAACAATGTTAATTTTTAAATTTGAAAAGAACTGTCCAACATTATTTACCCAATTAGATACTGTTTCTTTCATTTTATTACAAACATTAGTTACCGTCTCTTTTATTTCATCCCAATGTTTAACGCATAAAATTATAATAGCAATTACGGCGGTAATAGCTGCTACAATTAATAATATAGGCCAATTAGCTGCTACCCATGCTACTCCTTGTGCAATTAATGCTGCAGTATGTTTTAAAGTTGCTACTAAAGCTCCCGACTGCACAAAATTATATAATTTTATTCCTGCAACAACTAAACCGATTGCTATAGCCAAAGATTCAAGAATTGTTACTGCAATTTCATTATCTCCAATCCATTTTAAAGCATTTCCTATTGAATTTAAAATATCTCCTGCTATTGAAAGAGCTATTTCACTTAATGGCTTAATTAGACTCAAAAAGTCATCTAATACTGGCTTTGTAAAAGTAAGTATTCCAGAAAAAGCATTAGATACCCCATTTAAAAACTTTTGAAAACCTTCACTTGCCGTTATTTTCCTTATTGTATTAAGGATACTATTTAACATGTCTGCCATTGTTTGAATAATTGTATCTCCATTGCCCTCATATTTCCATGCATTTGAAAAAGCCTCTGCTATGTTTCCTATAATTGCTAAAATTAATTCTAATGATGTATATACAGTCCCATTTGTAATTAACTTTTCAACACTTTCCCATACTGATGAAATTAAACTTGCAATCTGTCCAGCTGTAATCTTTATTTGTTCTATTAAAGTTACTCCATATTTATTCCAGCTATCAACAAGTGGTTTAAAAAAGTCATACAATTTTTGTGATAACGGAGACATCTGATTATCTATGCTTGACAAATCTCCTACATTAGGACTTGCATCACTGTTATGGTCTCCAACATTATTAATTTCGCTATGTACACTTGATAAGCTTTTACTTGTGTTCTTAGCCTGTTTTTGAGCATTTTTAAATGCTGACGCACTTGCATTGGCAAATATATTTACTCTAAATAAAGCATATACAACTGATTGAACTGCCTTTAATAATTGATATACACAATTTGTCACAAATTGAATTACTGGTGCTAGAGCTGAACCCATTGCATACTTCATATAATCTATATTTGCACTTAATTGTTTTGCTTGTGCATTTTGGCTTGACAACCATGCATTTGCACTACTGCTCAATGCAGAATAAATGCTTCTTAAACTAAATAATGCTCCTGCATATTTTAGAACTTGTCCAAGTCCATTCTTAAAGCCTGTTCCCATTCCTTTTATATTATTTGTAATACTTCGAGTTTCTTTTGATAAATTTTGACCAATATTAGGCATTTTGCTAAAAATGTTTTTTACTCCTAATATGGTAGGTTTTACCTGCTCTATCTTTTGCTTAAATGCACTAAAAAAACTACTCAATTTATTTTGAGTAGTTGCTGTTTGTGATGTTTGTTGTTTTAATTCAGCCATTTTAGATTTTGCGACGTCAAGTTGTTTATTATACATTTCTATTTCTGTATATAATTTTTGTGCTTGACTATTTAATGACGTAAAATCTTTATTGCCATTTAATGCATTATTTACAGTTGTGTCCATTGCTTTGTCGTTTGGATTTATTCCTTCTGGTGTTACATTTTTTCTTGTGTCGTCCACTATTTTATCAATTTGCGGATTTATTACGTTTAATTTTATTTGTCGAGCATTTATTTTTTCATTTAGACTATCTATTTGTTTTTGTGTTTGGCTTATTTGTTTTTCTGCATCTTTATTATTAATTTTTATAGATATATCATTATTTTCAATGCTTTTCTTTAAGTTCTGAATTTGCTTCTTAAATAATGGCATTTGTTGTTTTACTGCCTTTTGTAACTTTGACATATCTACATTTGCTAATTGTTCTTGTGTTTGTTTTATAATCTTAGTCATTTCAGGTAGTATCTTTTGAAACTCTTTTAAAGCTTCTTCTACTTTTGCAGTTACTATGATTTCTATTTCTTCAACTGTCATTTTTGTTCCTCCCTTCTTTTTAATTTTTAGCATAATAAAAAACACCTACATTAAAGTAAGTGTTTTATTTGGTTATTCTTATTTTATGATCCAATCATAACCGCAACTTTGGCATAAACATATCTTCTCCAATGTTGTTTTTGTTTTTTCTTTTCCTTCTAATTTTTTAGGAATAAATAAATTAGATAGTCCCAAAGTAAACAACCCTGCTGTCCCTCTCATGGCACTATGTGCCATCTTGTGTCCAATGCTATTACTTTTCTTTTGAGTTTTACTTCCAACTTCTTGCATATTAATTGTTACATTTTCACTGCCACATTTTGGACATTTCATATAGTTCATCTCCTTTTACTTCATATATAATAAATTATATCACTAATTTTCTATGTAATGTGTCGAATTTTGTCGAACAGTATAATTTTACATGTTTTTTTCTGTTTTCATTATACTTCTCATTCTTTTTATAATATCTTCTGGAGATTGTGGCTGTTGTTCTTTTTTAAATAACTCTTTGTAACTGTCTCTAATTGGTACTATTTTAGGATTTCCACTCATACTGTCTGCTCTTATAAGTTTATTTGTTACTGCTTCTTGCAAGTTTATTTCTCGTTTTAGGTCATCTACAACTTTTACTATGTGTGTTTGGCAATATATGTTTATTTCTGAGTATCTTGCATTCCAAAATTCCTTAGGTTTTAGATCAAAATAATATGCAAGAGGCTCTAATGCATATATTAGTTCAACTAGATTTTTGGAGTCTCTTACACCTTTTATTATATCATCTAGCCCTTGTAGCCTTGAAATTGTTGTTCTGCTATTTTGCTCATTGCATTTTCTGTTGATTTCTGAACTATCTCGTTCATATTTATTGTTGATAAAGGATTTGATGTCAAACTTTCTAGATCTTTCTTTGACATCTTCTTTTTGAAAAAACCCTCTTCATTCAAAGCCTCTGCAATTCTCTTATATAGTTCATTATAATTCAATCCTTCAATTCTACATTCATCCATAAAGTCATAAACTTCATCTATGTCTTTAAATAATGTAAATCCATCTTCTGTTTCTGCTAATTTGTATATTAATATACCTAACGTTTCTGGATCTATTATTGAATATGCTTTTACAAAAGCTTCTTCAAAATTTTTATTTTTTAGTAGATTAGCTATTTCTACTATTTTTCTTGTTTTTAGTACTAAATTAATTTTTTTATTTTTTGTTTCTATTATCATTCTATTTTCTCTCCTTTATAAAAGAGAGAAGGCATTATGCCTCCTCGTTAAAATTATTCAGCTGTTGGAAAGCCTTTGCTCTCTTTAATCTCTGAACTTCTATAGATTGTTATTTTTGATTTTAACATACCATCTATAGCAATTTCGCTCATGCCAATAAAGCATGTTCCAGTAAAATACCACGTTAATGGTTTTCCATTCTCTGATGCTGTACTTTCTGGTAATTGAATTGCCCAATAGCCGTTTGTTTTAGCTGTTTGTAAGGCTTTTAGTTCATCATATTGATCCTCTTTAAATAATATTTCTATTTCTAGATTTTCTGCTTTTTGTCTTCCTTCTGCCATTCTTTCATCTGGAATATCTAAAGCACTATATGTAACTCCTTCTGGAGCCTTCAGAAACTCTGGTATACTTTGTACAAAAGCAATCTGCTTCCTTTTCCCAGAATTAATTAAATCAGCTAATGTATCAGCATGAAATAATTTTGTCAATGTACTTGTTTTTGGATCCATTTTGTTTTCCTCCTATTATCTTATAAAATTAAAAGAGGTCGTTATTGAATTATAACGTACCTCAAATGTTATTGTTATGCCGTATTTTTGCAGTATTTGGTCATATACTGCAGGACTGGTATTTGTCCTTATAAAATTATATTCTTGAAGTTTTGTATCAACTTCATCTGTCATTTGCATAGCTTGACGTTGTTTTGCATTCCAACAAGTTATTGATATTTGAAATGTAGAAAATATAGGAAATGCATTTTCTGATTTATTTACAGATTTTAAAGGTGTATGCAATTCTAATATTGGAAACTTACTTTCTGTATTAGGATTACTTAAAATTGGTTTATTTTTATATAAGTCTTTTAGTTTATCATAAACTAAATCAGAAAACTCTTTTATACTTAAATCTTTCATTGTCTGCATACCTCCTTTAGCATTGCTTCAATTTTCTTTTTAGCAATATCTACATTCTCATCTCTACTTTGAAAACCAGCATCACCCATAAAATGATTTGCCTTCATTCCATGAGCAATATAGAAATCTACTCCTTGAATATTTACTATTGGATAGCCCAGTGCCTTTTCCACCTTAGAAACAGGAATGAACCATTCAGTATAGCCACTTTCTATAAAGTGTCTTGATTTTCCCACATGTTCCATCTCCGCATTTGCACCCGTTCCAAAATATTCAAAAAATAGATACGAAACTCCATTAGACATAAATTTAGAAGGGTCCGCATAAACACGCCCCTTCACTTCTTTAGTTGACATATCAACCATTTCGACTAATATACCACCTTCATTATGACCCTTTTCTAGTCTTATTGCATAACCTCGAATGTTTTTTAGTACATCTTCAGTTATCTCTTTGGCTATTTGTGGCAATCTCTGAGTTATAGCATTTATATTCTTGAAATTATGTTTCACTTTAATTTTACAACTTATCATTCTTGCACCTTCTCACATATATACAAATAAGTACTTCCAATTTTATTTTTATCGGTCACTTTATATTGAGGCTTAAACTCCTTTAATTCCGAGATATCTTTAAATGATATTCCGTCTCCTTTGTGTATATCATAATCTCTAGTCGTACGAGCTTTATATGTGCTATAATCTACTTCGCCAGTCGATTTTCTGTCTAATTCACTAACATCTTGTTGCGTGTTTAACCAAGCTATACCTTTGTATTTCCATTTCTTTTCAGTTTCGCCGTGGTCTTCTATTTCTTCATACTCTGATATATATACCTTTGTTAAATCTCGCAATAACATTACTTAATCCTCCTTAGCCCAGATTTTATAATGTCATTTCTTAACTTATCTATAATATCTTCAAATGATGCTGAAATAGAACCTTCATTTCGGCTTGTTAAGCCCTCTGCACCCCTTGACAGATAGATTGCTTTAGTTGCTTTCTTAACATATGGAAATAATTTTTCGTCATTTTTTTGTCTGTTAGAAATATCAGAGGCAATAGAACTAACTTCCTCTAATATTTCTTCTAAGACTTTTTTGTCATCTTTATAATTAGCTCCCAAATCAGCTATTATTTTATCTATATTACTGGTTTCTGCCATTTCTATTGCCTCCTATTTTTAAGCCATTGAAGCAATTGTTGCTATTCCTGCTTTTTTAGCCTTATTTGCTGAATCAACTTCGACAACTACTATTTTTTGTCCAGTTGTCGCTGTTATTTCGTCAGTGCCATTCCATGCTGTATATCCTGTTGTACAAACAGCGTCATATTCTGGCATTGTTGGATTTGCTGCTGTTTTATATTTATAGCTGTTTCCAGAAGTTAATGTAGGTGTAACAGTTACCTTTGTCTTTCCTGTTGAAGTTCCTGCTACTGATGTTACAGTTAACTCTGCAAGTTTAGCATCTGTTACATAGAATATTGTATCTTCCATTAAAGCTTTTGTTCCCTTATATAAGAAATCTTCTAATGCTACAGCATCATCAAATGGTACTTTTTCTGCCCCATATTCTGAAACATAAAATGGTTGAGCAATAGCTCCATCCATCATTACAACAGCTTTTACTCCATCTGGTAATCTTGTTGATTCATAAACTCTAACAGAATCATACATACCAATTGCTTGCTCTTTTGGATCTGTTCCATTTGGTAAATCATCGAGAATTTTTTTCATTCCTTTTCTGTATTCACTATCTACAACAATAACCAATAAATCAGACTCTATACCATCAATAAAGTCATTCTTTAAAGTTCTTGCTTTTTGTAGTAAAGTATCAATAGTATCTTGAATATTATCTTTTGCAGATACTTCTGTTCCTTCTAATACTTTAGCAAAAAACTCTCTGTCTAGATATCTTATAATAGCTGATTGATGATTTACTTTTCTTTTTTCAGCCATACCATCGATACCATAAAGTTTGACATCTTTTCCTTGTAACTCTTCAACAATTTCTTTGTCTGTATCAATAACAACTTTTACTGGTTTAGCTTTTACTTTATCGCCTTTTCCAGCAGCTCTTGCAGTTCCTTTATCTTTTAATTCTGCATTTACAAATCTTTTATATTCAATCACTCCACCTTCTGGATTTCCAGAACCATTCTTTGCCTTGATTTGTTCTGATATTGCTCTTGATGCAACATTCTCTAGTACTCCACTTAATACTTGTTTTAAATTATCTTTTGTTTTGCCATCTTGTAGCATTATATTTAATGCTTCTTGTGTAATTTCTCCCATTTTTAATTCCTCCTATTTTTTAATAACTTGCTCTAGCTATTGATTTATTTTGTGTATCAATACCTGACTTTTGAGTTGGAGTATCTTCTTTTAACCTTTCATTTACTGCTCTTTCAACAGCTTTATTAAAAGCATTTGAAACCTCTTCTATTTTTGAATTAATTTCTTCTGCTTTTACTGTTTCAAAGTTAAAAAAAGTTAATAAAGATATATCCAATCCTTTATCACTTGCTATTTTTGTTGCTTGTTCTTTTAATTTATAAGCATTTAATTCTGCAAGTGCTTTTTCTTTATCTGTTCTTTCTTTTTGAGCCTGATATTCAAGTTTTTGTTCCTTGTTCATTTTTGCTAATTTCTCAGCTTCTGTTTTTTCACTGTTCATTATTTCTTCCCAGTTTGTTTTAGCTGTATTGATAGCCTTCTGAACTCTTTTATCAAACTCTGCTTGATTTTTCCCATCCTTTAAGAAATCATCAAACGTTACAGAATTGCTATTTGCTCCTGTATTATTTTGGTTATTTGCTCCCGCTGGTTCATTGTTTGCCCCAGTATTAGCATTGTTTGGATTATTGTCTTGTCCTTCCATTTTTTACTCCTTTTGCCCCAGCCATTGCCCATAAAGCCCCAGCCATTGCACTTGTATTCTGTTGTTCTTTAATGCCTGCAATCAGTAAAAAGGCATAAAAAATAGACGTACGTCTACGTCTAAAAATTTATAATTATAAAATGTTAATAACTTATTTATTATCTTTGTTCTTTGCTTTCATATATCCATCAGCAAAATTATATTTAAATACCCATATAACAGGTCTAAATATCGTAATTATAGTAAATATAATCCAATACCAAGTTGGCATTTGTAATTTAATACTTAATATTAAAACTAATAACCACATATTATTTTTCCTCCCTTGTTACTCCTTTTATAGCCCAAAATTGTGCTTCTTCTAATTTTGTTAACGCTAATGATGTTTCTCTACCTGATTTACACTTTAAATCTATTTCATCATAAATAATTGAGAAACATTCTCTTATATGTTGTATTCTGTTGTTTTTTTCTTCATCTACTGCTAAATATTTTGCTCTATCGTTCATTCTTTCACCTTCTTTCCATAATAAAAGCACCTACTTTTAGTAAGTGCTGTCTTTAATTATTAAAATCTATATCTTTACATATTTTTTCAATTTTCTTCATAAGTGGTGTATTTTTATCTATTTCTTGTTTATCGTTCCAAAATTTTGCTTCTAAACTACTTACTTTTTCTTGTTTAGTTAATTCTATTTTTCTATCTTGCTTTTCCATACTATAATTCCTCCAATTTAACATATATTATACCATTTTTGTTCTTTATGTCAATTAGTTGAAAATCTGTATTTCTCATAAATAGTATTTCTCCTCCACCTTCATCATTTAATGTGGCTAGATTTCTTCCAGTCTTAGACTTTATTTTCATTATCATTTTAAAGCTTGTGTCATATATTCCCAATGATGAAGATATATAACTGTTCCAATGTCCAATTCTTTGTTCATTATTAAATATAGACAGTATGTTTGAAACATCTTTACTGTCTCTTACACAAACACTTCTTTTTACCCAGCCTTTATATATTGGCATCCCTTTTAGTACCTCATCTAAATTTTGTATATATTCCTTATCGTCTTCTGATAATTTATTATTACTATATAATTTTGAATTAATTTTGTAGGACATACTTTTTAGATACTGTTTTAATGATTCATATTGTTCTTCTCCTAAAACATTTCCATTTCTAAAATCTTTACTCATATAATTGCTATTGTATACAATAGTTGAACGGCAGTAATGGAAATGATGTTGTATTGGAGGCAAATTTAAACCTAATACTAATCCGTTGCATCTAATCCTTTGTACTGTTAGTTCTTTTTGATTTTCTCCATAGTATCTATCAAAAACGTTTTCTTTATTAATATAAAACTCTTTATTATTTAAACTATCGCACATTAAAGTTGTTTTTTCATCTTCTACTGCGATAAATCTGACTTTAGAATTGTCTTCTGCAACTGATTCTATTCCTTCTACTTTTGCTAAATTGTTTAGTCCTATCATTTGCATATCAACTGCACCTGATATTTTATCTCCATTTATATTAAGTTTTTGATTGTTTTGTCTGCTCATTATTGTTTGGAAATCACTAGAATCGATTTCTAGGCCTTTTTGTTGTTGTATATTTAGAATTGCTTGTTTATATATTTGTTGTGCATTATATTGCATTGTTGTTTCAATGTATTGTTTCCAGTTAAACCCACTATAATTGGGTTGGTCTAATAATGCAAGAAATAAAGCCATCTCTAATATTGATGGCTTTTTCTTTTTAGTTACTTCTTGTTGACCTTGCTCATAGTAATAATTAGCATCTTCATACATTATCTGTTTTTCTTGCTCTTCTAATTTGTTTTGTTCTTCTATATATGCACTATAAATAAGCAATTCTAGTATTTCACTATTTTTTACTCTTATTCTTCTATAAATATTGTTTGCCAGTACAGTAAAGTAATTATTATTTTTTAATAGTCCTTGTTCTTTCCATTGTTCAATGTATGTATTAATTCTTTTTTTAGTTTTATTATCTGCTATATTATAGATGTTTTCTGTTGTAAAGCTAAATGTATCAAATATTTCTTGAAGTTTATTTTGAGTTTGTCTGCTTGTCCTTTGATATATTATTTTCAGTTTTTGCATCTGTTGGTCGTGATACTTCCATATTTCCACTTATATCACCTACTTTTTCATTAATGTTGTTGAATTGATTAGGTTCTTCTGTTTTAGCCATGTTTTCTAAATTTTTTTGAATATTCTCTTGGTTTTGTTTGTCCATTTCAGCAAGTTCTGACTCTGCATCTAATCCAAATGGTAAATGATTTATAATTGATTTGTCGCTTATCAGTCCTCTTAACTTTAACCAAGCATTTGTAAGACTTTCTGTATCTGTAGGTAAATTACGTATTAATATAATATCTATATCTCTAAAATCATATTCTTTACCTTTTTTTAGATTTATTCTTGCTGTTATCATTTCCCACATTCTTAAATATTCTTTTCTAAATAAATGATGTGCTTGTTGTAACACTTGTTCTAAAGGAAAAAATTTCTTTTCTAAGGCTGCTGCATTGTCCGCATTTGTAAAACCTTGGTCGGTTACATTGGGTACTCCAGAAATCATAAGTGCCATGTCTAAGCATGTTTTTTTATGATTTTCTGATGCAGTATCATTTATATCCTTTATTATCCAATCTATGTCTCCATTTTTATCTGGAGTATAAAATACTTTTGCATTTAAAACAGCCTCGTCTTCTTGTACTCTCGCAGGATTTACTGTCATTATTATATTACCTTGTTTATCTTTTTGTTCTTCTCCGGACTCATTTAACAACGGAATTAACGGGTCATTTGTTGGTGCAAATCCTGTTACTTTTAATTTGGCATTATCATTATAATCAAAAATATTAGCATTATTTTCTATTACTTTTTCATTTTTGTTTACTAAAGTCATAACATTTTCAAAAAATGCCATTCCATAAGGGTTCTCTACAGCAAAGCAAGGTAAATCAGTCCATCTTACTGGCTTATTACTGCAATCCACTTCTTCAAATTTGTATTCAGCATTATCTGTAATAACCTTCTTTTCTATTCCATCAACAAATTGCTTTTTATAGTCTTTTGTTATTATTTCTAAGTGTGTTTCAATTCCACCTGTTGCTGTGTTTTCATACCAGCATCTTAATAAACCTATTTTTGTGCTTGGTACATCATAATTCCATATAGCGACTGTGTTTAAACTTGAAACATTTGCATATACCTCTTCATTATGTTTGTTTTCATATACTAATCCATAACAAGCTCCAGTTGTAATATAATCAAGTACACAGTCATAAAAAAAGCTACCATTGTCATTATATTTTGAAATATAATCAATAATAGCTTGATAGTCTTCTGGATCATTTTTTTCACCAAAAACTCTTTTAAAGATTTTCTTTAATATACCCTTTTGTGTTTCGTTTATATTTTTTACTTTGAATTGTGGTTCTTTTCCGCCAAAATACCCTGCTGCAATAATGCTTATATAATATTCAAGTGCAACAACAACATCGTTCTTGTCATATTTTCGTGTAAATCTATCTTGTAAATATTTTCTGTGCATAAATATTGGCAATGCTTTTCCCCATAATATACTTATGTTTTGATTTATATTTTTTTCATTTAAAAACTCATCTTTATATTGTACTTTTTCTACGAAACTCATTTTGATTCTCCTTTACATTATATTGTTATATCCAAATTGTATTGTATTTGGTCTTGGATGTTCATATACACCCGTTAAGCAATCCTCAGCATCATCATGTTCATTCTTTCCAGTTCTTACATAATGTTTTAAATGTTTTGCAAATTCTGGCCATCTATCTTCCCAATTAATCGGGAAATATATATTATTCATCACTCCAGTTGAATTGCTTAATATTCTTGCGACTTTATTTTCTCCCTGATGAAACCAATTTACTTTTGTGTGAGTATTCTTTAACTCCTTTAGCTCTTTTTGTACGTTCCTTGCAAATCCACGTCCACCGTTATTGCTTTCTATATTGGCATTTCCCACATTATCTTTTGTTAACATTCTGGCTACAGCAGGTTCCGTTACTTCCATAGATTCTTGTGTATAAATAACGTCTAAGATGTAGTATTCATTGTTGTACATCTGATAATCTATTGAACATAAATAATCCTCGCCTTCATCTGCAGTATCTGTATAATTCATAATATAATGTGCTGGTGGTAATTTTTCATAAGTTTTAAATGCTGTATATAATCTATTCTTCACATCTATTGGCTCTTGTTGGTAGTTCGCATATATAATGTCTTTATTCATATTTTTAGTTTTTAATTCATAGTCTTCTTTATTTAATATTGCATCACACAACATTGAGCCATCTTCTTGAACTGCTTTATAGTTTATATGTCTCACATTGTCATAATTTTCTAATATATAACCAGCCAAATCATTGCTGGACCATCTTGTCATAATAATTATCAATTTGAATCCTGTTTCTGTTCTTGATAACATTGTATTGTTAAACCAGTCTATTTGTTTTTGTAAGACATTTTCGTTGTATGCCTCTTCAACATTCTTTATTAAGTCATCTATTATCATTAAAGTACAACCAAAACCAGTTGCAGTTCCTTTTGGTGACGTTGCCAAATAATTTGCTTGTCCACTTCCATCTAAAGCCCATTTATTTGCACTAGATTCGCCAAATTTAATTCTTGTATCCGGAAATATGTCATTATATACTATTATTCCTTCTGTCTTTTCTGAGGCTATTGTATCTCTTACTGATTTTGCAAATGTTGTTGACAATATTTCATTATATGAACCCGTCATTACTTTTTCTTTATTATTGTTTCCAAATACCCATTCAACCAATTTTCCTGCTGTTCTTGATTTGCCATGTCTTGGTGGCATATTTATTACGCAAATTCTATCATCACTTTTGTAAAAGTCTTGTAATTCATTACACATACTTTTTAAAAATTGTCTATCATCTTTATAAAAATCTGGTGCAGTTAATTTACAATATTCAAAAAAATCACGTCTGGCTAATTCCATACGTGCTTGTTTTTTTAATTCTTCTTTCAGATTATTATTCATTTAATATCTTTCTCAACTCTTCTGTTGTCATTCCTGAAAATGGATTATTAACTTCTCCAGATATATTGACTTTTTCTTGTGGCTTTTCTCCTATTGTATCTCTTAACAATTCAAATGCTTTTGTATTGCCTTTTATCGCTTCTTTCCATAATGCAAACACTGCACAACTTTTATTACTTACCTCTTTATCTGCAAATCCATACTCTATCATCTGCTGTTTTAAGCTTTCATCTGATACTTGACCATTTAAAAACTTGTTTATTATCTCTTTAAAAGTTTTATTTTGTTGCCTTTTCTTTGCACTTGCTTTTCCTGCTTTACTTGCATTTTTTCGGCGTTGACTCGGAGTTAAATCTTCATTTTTTATTAAATTTTGCAAATTTGCCATTTTTCTCACCTACTTTGTTTGTCTTTATCTTCGTCTTTCAATAACACTTGTCTAATAACTGTGCCACCTATTCCATGTATAATTATTCCATCTTCTGCTTTTGAATATTTACTTACTATCTCATTTATAAAATCATTGATACTTGCTACTACTTCACATACATCTTCGTAGGTAAACGTTTTATCGTCATTTTGATTATGTCCGTATTCATACAACCATACATGAGTTAGTTCGTGTTTTAAAGTCTTAATTATATTTGCTTGATCTTTTAACAACATTACCTTTTGAGTTTTATATATCGTTACTCCTAACGTTCCATTATTTTTCATCTCATTATTTATTGTGGCTTCGTCTACTTCTTCTATCGTCCACTCTGTATTGTTTATCTTGAATTTCATATCTATTCTCTTCCTTCTCACATTGTTTGTTATACCTGCACTGCTCACACTTATATTTCATACAGTTCGTATAATTAATCTTTTCTTTCATAGTACGCACACTTTGTTATGACTACGTCATTAAGCACTGATATTCGTATTTCACACAAATCTTCTTCCTTACATCTATTCTTACAGTTCTTACAATTTTCTTCTATATACTTTTCATATCTTTCTTCGTTAGTCATAACAACACCTCTTTCGTTAATTTATAATAATTGGTCTAGGTCGAAGGAGTTGAACCTTCAATCTCAGGTATCCAAGACCCGCATTTTACCATCAAAACTTGACCTAGATATAAGGCTTAACTAGAATTGCCTTTCATATATTCTTAAAGGAGATGTGCCTAGTAGCAACACATATATATTAACTTTATCTAGTATTAGTTAATAACTAATTTTCAATTTTGATACATTTATTTTCAAATTTTTTGTATGCATCAAAGTATAATTCTTTTTTATCTCCGTTATATGTTAGTTCGTAATACATTCCATCAAATAATGTTGTACTTAATAATGCTTTATGATTCTGTAATGTTTTACAATACCAAACATCAAATACTTCAAATTCCGGTATAGCATCACTTTTGTCTAAATGCTCTATTGCATATTGCTTTACTATTTCTTTGCATTTCTCAATAAATTCTTTACTTCCCATAATTTCACCTTCTTTCTTGCAAAATAATAGAGCCTATCATTTGATAAGCTCTTGTTATTACATATACCCTTTTATGTCAGCCTTTACGACTCTCAAAAAGTGTGTATAATCTCCATAATTTTTCTCTTTACTACTTTTAATTATATCTAAGTATTTTTTAGGTTCATTCTTTATTAATTGTGCTACGTGATCCATTTCACTTAGTTCTATTATTATCTCTAATTCAATTCTTTTCTCTTTGGCATTTCTTATTGTATCAAAATCTTCATTTTGGTATAAATTAAGCAGTT